CCGTGGATGCCACCGCCAGTGGCAAGAAGCTGCGCCGGGGCATCAAGGTGTTCCCCGTGGCTGGCGGCATCGCCAAGCTGGAGTTCTACAACAACTTGAGGAAGAGCGCCGAGGTGGCCGAGGACGGCATCACGCCGATCTACCCGGCTGGCTTCGTGCACCTGCCCAAGGTCGATGCGGAATACCTGCAGCAACTCTGTGCCGAGCAGCTGATCACCCGGCGCGACCGCAACGGCTTTGCCCACCGCGAGTGGCAAAAGATGCGTGAGCGCAACGAGGCGCTCGACTGCTACGTCTACGCCCGCGCGGCCGCCGCCGCTGCAGGCCTCGACCGGTTCGAAGACCGGCACTGGCAAGAACTGGAAAAACAACTCGGTAACGGTCCCCTCACCGAAACCACTCCCATCAACACCCCCGAGGCCACCCGAGAACAGAAGTTTGACGCAGGCCTGAGCACTTCTGCCAGCACCCCGGCGCCCGCACGTCGGGTGGTGCGCAGCAAGTGGATGAACTGAGGAACGTCTCATGAGTACTTACACCCCTGAACACTTGCAAGCCTTGCGAGCAGCGCTCGCCAGCGGTGAGCACCGTGTCACCTTTGAGGGCAAGAGCATCGAATACCGCAGTGTGACCGATCTCAAGACAGCGATTGCCGAAGTGGAGTCGAGCATTGCCCGAGAGTCCGGCAGCACCAAGACGCGCCAGATCCGCGTCAGCACGGTCAAGGCGCTCTGATGGCTTGGCTTAAAAACCTGCGCCGCCGGATGTTTGGTGGCACGCCCGTTTATGACGGTACCGGTGGTGGACGCCGTGCCTTGGCTTGGATGCCGGGGAATCCTGGTGCGGTTGCAGCACTCGCTTTGGCGCAAGATGAACTGCGCGCCAAGAGCCGCGATCTGGTGCGGCGCAATGCCTGGGCGGCCGCTGGTATTGAAGCCTTTGTGTCCAATGCCATCGGCACGGGTATCAAACCCCAGAGCATGGTGCAGGATCAGACCAACCGCGAAGCCATCCACAGCCTGTGGTGGGATTGGTGCGCACAGGCCGATGCAGCGGGTCTTACGGACTTCTACGGCCTGCAGGCCCTTGCTACTCGCGCCATGCTCGAAGGCGGCGAGGCCCTGATCCGGCTGCGCTACCGCCGCAGCGAAGATGGTCTTCCGGTGGCGCTGCAGATCCAGGTGCTGGAAGCCGAGCACCTGCCGACCACGATGAACCGGGATTTGCCCGGTGGGAATGTGATTCGTGCAGGCATCGAGTTCGACCGACTCGGTCGCCGGGTGGCTTACCACCTGTACCGATCACATCCCAACGATGGGCTGCTGGCACCCATGTCCAGTAGCGCCGGCAGCGGTATGGACACGGTGCGAGTGGATGCAAGTGAAGTGATCCACATGTTCCGTCCCTTGCGCCCCGGTCAGATTCGGGGTGAGCCGTGGCTCACGCGGGCACTTGTCAAGCTCAACGAGCTGGACCAGTACGACGACGCAGAGCTGGTCCGCAAAAAGACGGCGGCCATGTTTGCCGGCTTTATCACCCGAGTGGCGCCCGAAGACAACTTGATGGAGCCCGGCACGCTGCAGATCCTGGAGCCGGGCGAGGACATCAAGTTCTCAGCGCCGGCCGATGTTGGCTCCTCGTATGCGGAATTCATGCGCCAGCAGTTCCGCGCGGTGGCCGCTGCCATGGGCATCACTTACGAGATGCTCACGGGTGATCTCACGCAAGTGAACTACTCCTCTATCCGGGCGGGTCTGCTGGAGTTTCGCCGCCGCTGCGAAGCCATGCAGCACGGCGTGATCGTGCATCAACTGTGCCGACCCATCTGGCGCGCCTGGATGGATCAGGCGGTACTCGAAGGCTTGCTGGATCTGCCCGGCTACCGCAAAGACCGCCGCACCTACCAGGCCGCCAAGTGGATTCCGCAAGGCTGGAGCTGGGTCGATCCGCAAAAGGAGTTCAACGCCATGAAGCTGGCCATCCGGGCGGGTCTCATGAGCCGATCCGAGGTCATCTCGGGCAATGGCTACGACGCAGAAGACGTGGACCGTGAGATTGCGGCAGATAACGCTCGGGCCGATGCACTGGGCTTGGTCTTTGACTCCGATGCCCGGCATGAACAGGCAGCGAATGCTGTGTCGGCACAACCGAGTGACGTACAGAACGACGCACTGAACGACTCACAGAACGACGCGCAGACCGAAGAACAGCAGACCCCTGAGTCTGGCGCTTCGTCACCCAACAACCAGGACCCACAACCATGACTTACCTTGCCTCCCGCCTGTTCGGGACGCCACTTCTCATTCACCGCCCCAAGTTGGACGTGATCCTGTCCGTGGTCGGCCAGCGCATCGGCATGACCGATGTTGCTGGTATGCCCACCATGGACATGGCGGTGTACCAGCGGCCACCTGTAGCCACCGCCCCCGAGGGCATTGCCGTGATCCCGATCCACGGCTCCCTGGTCAAACGCTCACTGGGCATCGAGGCGGCCTCGGGCCTGACTTCCTACGGCGAGATCGCCGCGATGCTGGACTCCGCCTTGGTCGACCCCCAGGTCAGCGGCATCTTGCTCGACATTGATTCTCCGGGTGGCGAAGCCTCGGGCAGCTTTGAGTTGGCCCGTCGCGTGCGCGAGGTGGCTGCCATGAAACCCGTCTGGGCAGTGGCCAACGATGCTGCGTATTCGGCGGCCTATGCGATTGCCGCCAGTGCTCAGCGCCTTTTCGTGACGCAAACGGGTGGCGTCGGCTCGATTGGTGTGATTGCCCGTCGACCAATCGGTCAAGGATGCCAAGGACGGCTATCGGTTCACGGCCATCACGGCAGGTGCCCACAAGAACGATTACTCGCCACACGAGCCACTGTCGGACACAGCTAAGACCGAACTGCAAGGCGAGGTCGATCGGCTGTACTCCATCTTCACCGAACACGTGGCCACCATGCGCGGCCTGGACATTGAGGCCGTGCGAGCGACCGAGGCAGGACTCTATTTCGGCAGCAACGCCGTTGCCCAGGGCCTTGCCGATGGCATCCAGACCTTGGAGGCTGCGCTTGCTGAGTTTCAGCAATTTATCAACCCCCCAAAAAACGCCCTTACCCACTCGCCGTCTCAGGTGCGGGGCGTGATCCGTGCTGAGGCGGCACTTCCCCATAAGGAGCTTTCTATGCCTGATGACCAGGAACTTGCCCAAAACCCGGTGGCTGAGACCATCGACCTTGACGAAGCAAAGAGGCTTGTGACCGAGGCGCGCCGTGAGGTGACCCAGTCTGCCCAGGCCATTGCCGAGGTTTGCCTGCTGGCAGGTTGCCCCGACCGAGCCGCCGAGTTCATAGCCGCTGGCAAGGCCGAAGCCGACGTCCGACGCATGCTCATTGATGCGCGTGCCGCACGTTCTGAAGCCGATGAGATTCGCTCGACCATCACCGTGGATGCCGGAGCGCAAAACCTCGATCGTCCAGAGGCCTCGCCCATTGTGGCCGCCGTCAAAAAACTCACTGCCAAGGAGTAAACCATGCCCGCCATCACTGAACAAAACAACCTCGGCGACCTTTTGAAATACGAAGCCCCCAACCGCTATTCGCGTGACGTCGCCACCATTGCCGCTGGCCAAAACCTGCCTTTGGGCACGGTACTCGGCCTAAATGCCAGCGATGGCAAGCACTACGTCATTGACCCGGCCGCCACCGATGGCACTGAGGATGCCATTGGCGTGCTGGCCAATGCGGTCGATGCCACCAATGCCGATCGCAGCGACGCCATCCTCATTGCCCGCCACGCCATCGTCGCCAAAACTGCACTGGTCTGGCCGATTGCGCTCACCAGTGCCCAGCGCGCGGCTTACGAGCAGCAACTGGCTGAGCGTGGTGTCCTGGTGCGCGAGTCCGCTTGATCTGCGCCTGATCTCTGACTGACCTCGGCCACAAACAGATCTTCCTTCATCCCCTTGAACCCGCCTGGCCACTTGGCTTGCGCGGGTTTCGTCATTTCTGGAGCCCCCAATGAACAACCCCTTTCTCAACCCCGGTTTCTCGATGGCCAGCCTCACCGCCGCCATCAACCTCATCCCCAACCGCTACGGCCGCCTGGAGGCCTTGAACCTGTTTCCGCCCAAGCCTGTGCGCACCCGCCAGATCATCGTGGAGGAGTACGCCGGCCGCCTAAACCTGCTGCCCACCAAGCCCCCTGGCTCGCCCGGCACCGTGGGTGAGCGTGGCAAGCGCAAGCTGCGCTCTTTCGTCATCCCCCACATCCCGCACGACGACGTGGTGCTGCCCGAAGAAGTCCAGGGCATCCGTGCCTTTGGCTCGGAGACCGAGATGGAAGCGATCTCTGGTGTGCTAGCCCGGCACCTGGAGACCATGCGCAACAAGCATGCGATCACGCTCGAGCACCTGCGCATGGGCGCCTTGAAAGGCGAGATCCTGGATGCTGATGGCAGCGTGATCAGCAACCTGTTCAGTGAATTCCAAATCACACCACAGTCGGTCAACTTCGATCTGGCCAATGCCAACAGCGAGATCAAGGGCCACTGCTACGACCTGCTGACCAAGATCGAGGACGCCTTGCAGGGTGAATTCATGACCGGCGTGCATGTTCTGTGCTCGCCAGAATTCTTCCGAGCGCTGACCACCCACAAGGAGGTTAAGACCGCCTACACCAACTGGCAGCAAGGCGCCGTGCTCATCAACGATGTGCGCTCGGGCTTCACCTACACGGGTGTCACCTTCGAGGAATACCGGGGCCAGGCTGCCTATCTGCAGGCCAATGGGGAGCTTGGCACCCGCCGATTCATTGCGGCAGGTGAGGCCCATGCCTTCCCGCTGGGCACCGTCGACACCTTTGGCACCTACTTTGCGCCGGCCGACTTCAACGAAACGGTCAACACCCTGGGCCAGTCTCTGTACGCCAAGCAGGCGCCGCGCCAGTTCGATCGGGGCACTGACTTGCACACCCAGAGCAATCCGCTGCCCATGTGCCACCGCCCTGGTGTGCTCGTGAAGCTGACGGCCTGACGGTGGAGTGACCATGCGCGTAGAGCGTTTCTACGAAGCCGCTGCCAGAGCTGGTCTGCTGGTGAATGCGCAGATCGGCGGTCACACCGTGGCCGTCGAGTTTCGTGCGCCGGACGAGACCGTTCTGGATGGACTGGCCTTGTCCGCTGACTACACCATGCGGTTTCCTGCCTCTGCGCTGCCTGCTTTGGCCATCGGTGACTCCGTCTCGATTGCTGACAACACTTACCGCGTCCGCGATATCCGCAGCATCGGTGATGGCAGTGAGCGCAGCGCTTTG